ACGGCGCGGGCGGTCGAGGGATCACCACTGACATTTTCAACCTGATAACAGCAGCCTGTTGGAATACAAGATCCAGGCCCTTCGTCTGGTCCTTCTTCCCATGCACCTGCACACTGACTTTGACATGTATAACTATGAACCGAATCTGTACAGCAGTTGCCGAGTGCATCGGATCCACAGTCGCATGTTAAGTTACCGTTCGGACATGGAGTATCTGTTTGACTCCACACTCCACCACAGTCTGCGAATCTCGTTTCTGTACAATCTGCATCACAGCACTGACCGAATGGACATGGGTTGTCTGATGGATCACATGACTCTGCGGGGAAGAGTGAGGAGTCCTCACTACATGTTGTGGTTTCTAAACACTGTCCAGTCGAGCAATTCCAACAAGAGACTAAAGGTTGATCGAATGGTTCGACAAGATCTTCAAAGCCACCACACTCGGTGCAACTATTTCCTCTACAGAATACTCTGTTCTGACAGTTTGTGATCAACAGACCTCTCTGCTCATTGATCCTTTCGTCGGCAGGAGTTTGATTAATAGTCGCTTCGATTCTAGCCTTTGGAGTTCCAGATCGAGAAGGCAAACTATCTACACAACTACCACCGATACAAAGACCTAAATTGCTATTGCTCGTTGCTGAACCAATCAAAGACTGGTTTTCATTTGCTGGATCGTTGATGCCATAGAGTAGTGAAGTATATCTTGGGTTAGAAAACTCTGATGGCCAGTCGGACTGTCCTGCAATACAAGGATTTGTTTGGTTACAGATAACAGGGACGAACTGGAAATTCAATCCGCCAGGTAGTGGCGATAATGGTTGCATGAGTGTTAAATAGTCTGCCTTAACAGAGTAATCAACATACTGTAAAGTTTCAAACTCAGGATTGTTGAATACATTACAATCCGGTCCTGACAGATTGGATGATCTTAGTTGATCTAGTTCAGAACGACATTTTCTTGAATTGTTACTAAACACTACTCGATCTTGATCATCATATTCTCCAATATCAGAATTACTTAAAGTAAGCCAATTGATGTTTGTAGCGTCTAATCCACAGAAAGGATTATCTAGGTTATCAGAGTTACCACACTCATTATAGTAAACACTCTCTAAATAACTCTTGTAAAGATCAGCACAAGTATCGCTCCACTCACCACCACTCTTGCAACAATCTACCGTGTTATCCCCAACGGATGTAGTGTATGCACAGAAGGCATTTAGACATGGTTCGCATGTAAATACGCTTGCTCTTCCTGTGGTTGCCTGTGGCCAGTTTGCCTGTTCACCGTTCCATATGCGAATGGCTTTATTACAGACACCATCAGTAGGGGCACAGTTATTGCTATCAATCCATATGACATCCGATGGCCAGTTTGTGGTGCTGCATGTTGTGTTCTCTAATTCATTCAAGATGTTTATGGTATCTCTTTGAATTGCTTTTCCACAAAGAGCAATAGAGTTTGGTGATAAACAATCATCAATCACCGTATCAAAGGTAGATTTTGCTTGACCACAAACGTCAGAATCGCCACATGAATAATTTTCTCCATATAACCAATCTTGATTGCAATATGCTCTCAGTGTTGCCGCTGCAATCGCAGTGGGTGCTAGAATATTTCTATCTGTACCGCACTCCATAGCCTTATCGTGTCCAAGACAATAACCTTGTGCAAGAATGCCTGTGTCTGCATCTACTGCGGTGGCACGAATATCATAGTCTGGAGTTGAATCATTTTTACCTGTGACATTTAGTTTGTCGTAGTTCGCAAGATCATTGGGGACACCGTTGATATCTACGGTTCCTGCGTAGTAGTAGAGTTGCTTTGATATTCCAAATGCACAATCAAATTCCGTTGCTTTGTATGAGATGACTCCCGCTCTCGCACAGTTTAAGGTTTCAACTTGTGTTGGATCATCTGGCTCGCATGGATTGTCATCACAACTAGCATCTGGGTTGTCTCCAGAATAAACGCCAGGTGGTGTAGATAAAATACAGTCATATTCATTTGCTATACTACACTGGTTATTGGTACAGCACTGTCCAGTTTCTAGTGGATCTGAACATGTGTATGTTGGAAGTTCAAAGGTTCCTGTGTTTTGATTACTCAAGATCACAGAACATCCAGCAGCAAAAACACCAACAAACTTTTCACCGTCAGCGTTTTCTTCTCCAACGGCAGGCAGACCGCTCTCGTCTGCTCCATTCTCTAACATCTCTCGTCTAACAACAACGGCTCTCTTACCTAGATTTGGTTCACCTATGTTAGACATCTGAGTTTCTAGGACAGATCCTGCTTCGTTTATGGTGAAGAATTCAGTATCACTTGATCTTGTTGATGTCCAGTATGGAGAGTTGTTGACTGTATCTCCGATTAGAATGTTGAAGTGAATGCTGTTCTTCAACACAATGAAAGCCATCTCATTTAGACTTGGAATGTAATAATCATTTTCATTAGCAAAGCCTGGTACGTTCAATGAACGTGCGTATGGAATTGCCTCTGTTAATGGATTGTGTGATGCGTTTGCATAATTTGTGTAGTATGTGTTGTGTAGTCCATCGGATAGTCTATCACAACCAAATGGTCCGCTTATATCTGCTACAGCAACTCCACTTCCTAGAAGTTTTACGTCAGGGGAATCTGGATTCTCAGAAAGATTTGAAACAAATATATCCTTTATCCACAAGGCCCACTTTTTAAATCCAGCGGGTTGGTTACCACCCTCCTCTGTGCAGTTACAATTTAGGACTGTTCCACAAACATCACACGCAGCGTTTTCAGTCCACTGGCATTGGGAAGGACAAAGTGACTCTACAATTTGATCATTACATTCTCCGTTTGAGCAGCAGCACGCACCAAGAGGAATGCTTCTACCTGCACAACAATCTACCTGATCACATACAGTGCCTGCACCCATGTGAATACCACCTGCCTCTACACATTCGATTGGTAGTACGTTACATAACTTAGATGTATCTGGTAAACAACAGGCTCCTCTTGTTAGTTCTTCACAACCATTTTCACCGTCTGCTATAAATTCTTCACATGATTTATCAGCATTGAATACACCACCCAGATTATCACATATGGGTTTAGTCGAAGTGACTTGTCCTTCAATACCGAGACAGCAACAACCTAAATTATCACACGGTCCCGGACATGTAAATTCACCACATGATAGATTTGAAAAGAATTGGCCACCAATATCATCACACTTGGAAAGAGAATAGTTAAAGCAAGAGTTGTTCACACAACACGCACCAAGAGTGCCATCACATGGATCTGCATTACAACTTACTCGATTGAAGAAAGTACCAGAGCAGTTCTGAGAAAGAACATAATCACTACACTGATCTGGTCCTTGACAACAGGCTCCTACTCTAAGTGTTCCATCAAACGTAGTATCATAATCTTTACCAGCGATGAAGCATTGCCAAGTGTCACCATTGTTAAACGTGATGCAGTTTACAATATCAGTGCCAGATCTAGTAAAGGTGGGGCCTGCTGGACTGAATAAGAATTTATCTTCATTGAATGGATTTTGATTTGTTGCTAGCCCACCATTTTTGATTATGAATGTTGTGTTTACTGTTTCACCAAAAGTCACACCGTCTGTTGTTACAGGTTCAAAACCGTGAACATTTGCCACCGCATCTGTAATTTCAAAACCAGTGCGACCTACAACGTAGTGGTTGTTGGTAATCGTTGTATCTACAGTTATGGACTCATTATTTACTGGATCATATCGTTTGATTAACTCTTTGAAATCTCCAATTACTGCCTGAAGAGAACCCTCTTCTGCACTGACACCTTCCGCAAAAAACGTATCATCAGCACCTCTGATGAAAGTGGTTCCCGCATAGTGTAAGAGTTCACCTGTCTTACCAACAACTTGTGATAATAGACCAGAACCAAGTGGAGCATTTAACTCAATGTTGTTTCCAGTTTCATTGATTGTAATGTCAGGACTGGTTCTGAAGGATCGGAAGAACGCAGTATCGCCTACTGAGTTCTTGAAGATCTTAGCCCCGCCACCCAACTGCTGAACATAGAACTTTGCTGTTCCTACAGATCCATCAGATCCTGCTGTGTTTCCAGAGACGGGCCCGATTGAGGCAGTCGTTCCATCAGCGTTGACTAAAACTCTATTCTTACAATTTATCGTTCCAGCAGTCCAACCAACCAGAGCGTATCCAATTTCTCCTGTGGCACCAGTTGATCCAGTAGGACCACTTGGACCACTTGGTCCTGTTGATCCTATAGGTGCTTGTGGTCCTCTCGGTCCACTTGGTCCCATGATTGTAGAGATAGAGGAATTCGTCATGCTTTAACTCACGATAGTCTTAATATGTAGGAAAGAATATATCTGTGCCTGAACTAGATTTTAGTGGAACACCATACCACACGGTTCTTTTTTCAGAGTCTTTCTTACCAAGACTATAGAACTGATATACATCAAGACCCGAAGTTAATACTGGATTTTCTCTGTATGGGAATATCCAGTTTTGAGGCCAAACAATACCGCAAGTTTTTCCATCAGTTCTTGGTTTGTTACTTCCACCCTTGATAGCAAGAGTAAAGGAAGTTGCTCTACCACTTCCGAAGTAGTGTTCAAATGTGTCGGCAGTTGCCGTAACGTCATTGATCTTAATGAAAGGAGCCGATACTCCGAGAGGAATCGCGGCGGCGGGAACTTGAGATATGTACAATTGATCAACGTCAATATACCAAGTGTTTCCCCACGGTCCAGATGGTCCGTACTGATCTTCCCGAACGTATCTTGTACCAAGATGTAAGCCTGGATCTACATTAAATTCTATGACTCTTGTTGAATCGTTTATAGATCCACCACTCACTTCTGTTATACCAAATCTAAAACCAACCTCTCTATACTTACGAACAACGGCACTGATAGTTTTGTCTTCGGGGTTATAATTAAAACCTGTTGCACCCCGAACAAGAGGAGTGGCTTCTGCACTATTACCAGCAGTGCCAGACATGTATGCAATTTGATTTTTTGTTGCAGGGGTAACACCGACAATTTGTTTATTATCTTTATAACTGATGTAAATTTCATTTTCAGTTTGTGTGACCTGAATACCACCAGTTCCCTTGATGGTTTTTAGATCCATTGTTCCGATGTAACAATTGTCAATGATACCCTTAACAAGTGCAGTTGCACCCGCAGTTCCAATATCTTCAACGAATAGTTTATAAACAAAATCACCAACAGGTCCAAGTGATCCCCCCGAACCAACAACATCACTAGACAGAACACTCACACCATTGGTGTAAACTGTTTTGATGTCTATTGAACCGTCTTCGTTGAAGTCGCCGATTATGACTTCAGAGACAGAAGAACCAGTGGGACCAATACCACCCGTTGCTCCAGTTGGTCCTGCTGGGCCTAGTTGACCATTAGGGCCGAACCCACCTGTATCACCAGTGGGTCCGACTGCTCCGAAGTTATAACCTATTACGCTATTTGACATTTATCGCCTCAAGTTACGATTTTAAGAACACCGCCATCGTTATATACAGATCCAACTGCCAGTCCACTGGCACTAGTAGGTAGTTCAGTTAGACTGAGAGTTTTTAGACTCAACTGATTAAGCAGGGAAGTGTAACTTGAGTCTCCCACGCGGATGATCCAATTTACAGTAACGTAAGGAGGGAGGTTTGTTAGATACTCATATGTGTTTTCATTAAACCCTCGGTTGATTGTACCAGTAACATCACCGATCTGATCCATTTCTAATTTATCATGACCACCCTCTTGGTTTAGTCCTGCCACTTCTTCAGTGTCAGCGGGCGCACCCATGATAAATTTATTTCTTAAATCAGGAGTCAGGGCCGAGTCTAGCGTGACTAAAGTTATTGTTTGGTTTGGAGAAACTTGACTTCCATTAATTACGTTAACTGTTTTTGTTGCATCAAATCCAACAATAGTTGGTGTAGTAGTTAACTTGGCGTCTTGTGATCCAGTTCCAGAACCGCGAACATTGTCTATTCTCGTAACATCTTGAATTAAGTGTTCAACCAAAGCCTTTTGTCCGCTTCTTTCGATTAACCTTGCTTGAATATCACCTTGCTCTATAATATTTCCTGCTGGAATATTACCTGCAAAAGTAAGCACCTCTCTGAAACCATATCTCTTATTAATTGCTGTAGAGAAGTTTGGATAAGTCGTCACACTGATGGGACTACCATCACAGACAGCCCATCCAGATGGAATGGTTGTAGTATCTCCAACGAAGGCATGGATTGAACCTATTGGGTTTACTGCACTCATGTAGATTGCAGTATCTCCACCCAGATAATTACCAACGTAGTTCTTAACTAATCCTCTTTCTTGAGTTATGCCAGAGCCGTCTGGAATTGAAGGCAACCGCACTACGACAGATTTGAGAACTTTTCCAGCATCGTTAGGTGGAACACTATCTAATACACCAGCAGTTTCTCCGCTTAAGAAGAAGACCTCTCCTCCTGTCGATCCGTAGATTGTGTTGTTTAGGATAAACTGAGATGTTTCTACATCACCCTCGACTACAAACCTAAAGACACTCGCACTAGATGTTGAAGTAACCACACCACAAACCTCTGCGTTTGTTGGACTATCGGCTTGTGCTAGAGTGTATCCATTTGAACCAACATCAAAACGAATGACATTACCAGCGGTGAACCCGTGGTTCGTTTGAACAATCGGTCCTATTTCTAGGTTAGAACCTACCTGTGATACGGTTCCCGCAATAGGAGTCCCTGATATATTTGAACTTGAATTATTGCAATTGCTCATTAGGCGTCAACTCCTGTATTGAATTCTGCTTTCGCTGCGTAGTGGAATGTTAGAGCATCACCAAAAACGGCACCAGATGGAACGAATATGTTGAACCCCTTCTCCGAGTTGGAGGCTGCTGACAGACTCTTAAGGTTCGTGACACTTCTCGTAGCATCATTGTAACCCTTTGTTCCAGAAGTCTTATCCAGATCCTTACCTGCATCCAGATTGAATATCATTTTATCGACACCAGTTGGAGAGAGAATATCAATTGTGGTTGGTGCTGCTCTCATTTCAATTGGGAGTTCAAACTGAATGTTACCACTGCTATTCATCGTCACTGTAGGACTTCCGTACTTGGGAATGTTGGTTCCAGTCACCATAGTATTCTTAGCACGATATTCATTTACCGTATAACTAGTTTGATAGAACTTACTCGCTCTTCTTCTCTCTTCGTTTCTGTCGGTTCTGAGTGGATTAGTCACCTTAAAACCAGATTCCATCTGGAACTTGGCAAGGAAGAGTTCGGCGTTGTATGTAACATCAGCCGCGCCAGTGTTACCTGTTGTTCCATTGTATCGATAAGGTAAAACCGAGAACGTTGCGTAACTATCCTCAGAGTTTGTCGTTGCGCCAGGTGGTAGGGTTCTTGGTTTGAACGACATGGCATAACGTGTCCATCCAGTAGCACCATCGATATAAACAAGATCTAATTTTTGTCTGCTTACAATTTTCCCGTGACCAGCAGGAGCGCCGTTCCAATACTGTGCGTATTCTGTTGCGACAAAACCAGTCGCACCAGTTGCACCCTTCGCATAGAATGAAACTGTAACTGGCATACCTGCGTACCTGTTTGCATCTTCTATGATTATACTGTAGAGAATTTTATCCCCAAACGTAGCACCAGTATTACCAGTTGCACCCGATCTAAGTACAGAGTAATATTCAGGGTTTCCTAGAACTTCGGACTGACCGAATGAGAAGTTCTCTCTCTTAATTGAGAAGTCTTTATCATATGATCCTGTTAAGGTGGACTCTCTCATCCAACGATCTGCAAAGTAAGTATCGTCGGTTGTTGTGTGGGCAGAGTCAACACCAATTCCTCTTTGCCATATATCAAAGCCACCGTTTACAAATTCGTTTACTACTCCTTCAGCCACACGGGACGCTGCATAACCACCACCACCGATCGTGTCGCCATCTGAAGATCCAGCAACCTCTGCTGCTGTAAACGCCTGTGCTGATCTTTGGGTTGTCGTAAGATTGTTGTCAACAGGAGTTGCGTAACTCTGAGCAAATCTGGCGTTGAAGTAAAATACCTTATCTCCCAAGACAATTGCCGAGGGTGAGATAAAGTCTGTATTTGGAGTAGTCGAGGTTAATCCAAATTGACCAGCAGTTCCATTCTCTTGATTTGCATAAAGTAAGTGGTCATCTCCTGCTTTTCTGTTCGTGTGAATTGTGTCTCTGAAAGTATCACTGTCCTTTGACATTCCATAAAGAAGGAGTTCGTATCCACCAGAAACTTCATTGACCACCAAACCAAAAATTCTAGCCTTATTAGACTCACTTAGTTTTTCGTATCCACCACCCTGTTCTTCGAGTGCTATGATGTCACCGATTGCGAAACCAGATCCAGCGATTGTGGTTCTAACAGAAACACCGTCTGCGGTTGAACCACCACCACCACCAGCGCCGCCGACTGTGTTGATTACTTGTCCGCGATAGTTCAGTAACACGCCTCTGTCTGGAGATAGACCAACGAACACTGGCTTCGAGACATGTCCCTCGGTTGATGGTTCTGTGAGTGTAATGTTACCAATATTGGTTGGGGAGAGGAAGTAAGGACAACCAACCGAAAGGATGTTTGTATCATCAGTAACACTAGTGAATGTACCTTCGACTTCTCCGTTGAATGTTACTTCAAAGTCAGAGTTACCATTGACTCTAGAAATCATACCGACTGCTTCTGCTGATGTTGCACCACTAGCAATCGCAAGAGTAAACCCTGCGGCATATGCGTCGGATGCTCTAACGACTTGACCAAAGTTGAAGCCGTGAGAAACACCAGTGACTCTTCTCTTGTTTACACCCTTTAGAATATCAACTCTACCGTCGCTTGCTCGGATTCGAGCGATCTCACCCGCATGAGTGGCACCAGTTATCAGTGCGTCGTATGTGTGACCATTCCCAATAACCAAATCGGTTGCGGTCTGCTTGAAGGATAAAGTCTTACCATTTGCCTGTCCGAAGATGATCTGCTGCATCGCACTATCGGCTAGAGTTCCTCCGCCAACTAACTTAAGATCTTGATTAGTGAACCACTGTCCATTCCAATTCAAGAAGTATGGGTGAGTTGTCCCTGAATTCCAGTATGGTCCACCACCACCAGTGTAAGCACCAACTACAATACCAGCAGTCGCTTCTCCTGCGGGTGGATTGTCATCACCATTAACATTAACCAAACCATTAGGGAAAGAGACTTCTCCCGCTGTAGAGAAGGAGACGTTTCCAGTAACCACAAGATTACCGTCGATTGTAATTCCTTTACCAATTGTATCGGCAACTGACATCTCGAAAGTTCCGCCAGTTCCACCACCAGCAAAACCACCAGTAACTGAAAGACCAGTAAGAGCAGAGATATCGTAAACCTTCATCAAGTTTAACTTACCGATGATGTCAGTATTTGTTAAGGTTCGCCAATCATTGATAGTATCACCTAACGACACTATCGAGATTTGCTCATTGTTTTTTGTGATATCTGCCATTTAAATCTTTCCTGTCAATTAGTTGGTTGCTCGAAGAGGTGTGGTGTTGTCAAACGCCCAGAAGTATGTGTTGTTTCTGAAAATAGCAATAGGGACAAAGAACTCTCCGATAGGTCTTGCACCTATAGATGAGTCATTTATTTTTAAGTATCTCGGAGTGTCACTAGTGGGATCTTGATTCTTAACTCTATACGCAAATCGTGTCGCTCCTGGCGCATTGCTATTTGCAAACTGATCTCCTGCTGGATCTAGTAGACTTTCATCGGTTGTATAATCGACATACTCAGGGCCAGGAATATTTTCTAGACTCTCTATTTCAAAACCAACGATGTCATTTGTGCCTGGATCTTGTCCATTGTTTATCTGCTCTGTATAGAGATTGTCTGTCACTGGGGGAAATGTTAACCAAAAACCATTTGGTTTCGACAGTTCTGCACCACCAGCACCAAGTTGAAAATTAGCAAAGAATTGAGCATTTCGGATAATCGAAAATGTATGTGTGGATGTATTTACGGCAACTGGAGAAGTGAACCTAGTATCTACTAGAGACTCTTCCTCCAAGTCAACTCTAGGTTGTCCATGTCTAAACATAGTTCTTGCTGTGGTTGACATTTGGTGCATAATAATAGTTTGTAGTTCAAGGAGTTCCCTCGACTGCAAAGCATAGCCTGGAGCAAAACCAAGCGACATGTAATTTTTGGTTGGACTCCAACTGTCCAAATAAGGATCAGTTGGAAAGAAACTTTCATACCATGATTGCTGGGCCATCTTCTACTCCAATCACAACGGAATTATGAATCTAGTTGTGTATAGTTGTTCTTCTAAAATGTTAAACGTTACTGGTATTATGTATAAGAGATCCCCAGAGCCTACCTTTAACGTTGGCTCAAAAACTTGCTCAACTTCAAAGGTCTCTCCTCCACTGGCAGCCATTGTCTCTCCTGGCAATGGTGGTGTCTTTGCACCTGTGAGGAAAAGATCTGCTCGGTTACTAGTTCCTGAATCTGAAAATTTAAGTGGGGTAAGATCAATAACCTTTGCTGTGGTTTTTGACGTATCAAACAGAATTGTGCTATTGAATTTTAACCTATCATCATTGATTGTGGACTTTGCAGTAGATATCACAAACCCAGTTCCACTATTATCTTTCAATCTAGTTTTAGTTGCTTGTCGTAGGTTGAGTGTTTTACTTCCACCCTGTCCGAATTCTTGACCTGCAATCTGACCTTGATAATCACCTGTGGCGTAAACTGGGTTTCCAATCAATCCAAATGCCGACATGGTAACTCCATTTGGGAAAGAACCAATAGAGTCGTCACCCTGTCTCATATTACCGACAAACATCATTGTTCTTGCCTGTAGTGTGATAGTGGGATCACTACCCAAATCTGTTTCAGTTCCACCATAGGAAGAGGAAAGAGTAATTTTAGATTCAAGATCTGTCTTGCTGGTGATATCACCATTACTATTAGGAGAATCTACTAAAGATAGTATACCTCCAACATAACCAACCCCTCCATTGGCTACTCTATAACCAGTTACTTTATAACCCTTTCCAGGCTCAAACGCTGTGCTAAGTTGAACAGACGCACCAGTTCCCTGACCAACTACAGTTGCTTGTGGATTTGGCATATCAAAGTAAACATTCTGTTGTTTCAAATCAATCTTGACATCATTGATTTTACCTGCGGTTGTTTTTGCCTTTTCTTGAACCTGAAATTGACGGTACTTTGCACTAGATGTGTTTAGATTTGTTGGTATAGATTCGATTGGTCTTGGGACTGGTAGCCACTTGGTTGTCAAGAATGTGAACAGTTCATCACTCACCGAATACAAATACTTCCATGTGTATCCATCTTCTGTAGTAAACTCGTCAGTTCCAACACTAGTGGGTTTGACATGGGAAGCAACTCTGTCCCTTTCTAATCCCGACTCACAGTTTTTTATGCAGAGATATACGTTGTAATCATCTGTCATAACGTAAGGTTTATACTTGTAAACTACAGTTCCATCAAATGCAACAGTGTAATCGTAAAAATTTACATCAGGATCTAAGGCATTATATACTGTGCCTCGGGTCCAATTAATTCGAGGCACAACCAAAGACACATCGTCCTCAGTAACTCTTTCCATGACAACTATGTTCTCATAAACTTCCTCATCAGACTTAAGAGAATCTGCGGAGATGCCACCTGGCGTTGATTCCTTTGCAGCAAAGAAGAACAATTGATTATCTTTCCAGATATAATCGAGAGTAGTTCTTGCCGCTAAACTACGAAACATCGTGGAACTTGTGTTCGATATTGTTCTGTTGCTTATATTTACATTACTTTGTGAAGCCATCTATATTTCCTCTTATTGTCCAGTCGCTAAAGGCGTTGAGCAAGCCAAAGTCTCAAGCGGATCGTTTGGTGAAACATTGTATCCCTTTGCAGCATCTGGGATCAAGTTCATTAACCATCCAAGTCTCATATCACCAAACGCTGTTCCTGTTGTTGGACCAACAGACCAAACACTGGGATGATGATAAACATGCCATAACGTATAACCTCTAGCCGCTGCCGTAGTATATGTATCTGCTCCATAGGTTGGACCAGTGTAACCGTTCTCACCAGAAGTGCCTGCGGTCCATCCTATTGGATACCCACCTGAATCATGAACCGCTGTGAAACAGTTTACTGATCCTAGTGTTAATGGATTAGTATTATATGGATTGTATCCACAAGTGAACCAGTCCTTAGCAGAGCAAGCATCTGGAAATGGTTGTCTTGGATCTATGGTGGTTGAGAATGTGTATGCCAGATAGTGTCCAACCAAAGGCTGTTCAGAATAACCCGTATCAATAGGGCCAGGTGCGGCTGGAATATATGAATCTGGTCCAACGTTATTGAATAGTCTAAATCCTGCTGGGTGTGCAATTTGTCTTATTGGATTTAAATTGAAATCAACTCCACCTGCTACATCTTCCACAGGCAAATTACCCTGTCCCGCTGGCACAACAGAAGTTACTGAGTAAGAAAACTCTTGAAAATACTTGTCTCTAAATCTTACTCCACCACTAAGAGTGCTTCTACTATCTTTCCAGTATCCTTGGTATGTTACACCAGCCGCATCTTTATCAAAACCATCTATGTTTGGAACCCAGATCGAATCTGACAAAAAACAAAGTTGAAGTTTGGGATAGTCAAAATCAATAGAAGCAGCCTCTAAACCGAAAAGAGAAGCCAGGAGAAAACGAATTGACTCCTCGGTTCCTTTGGTCAAATAGAACTGTCTGATAAAAGTCAAGAATCTTCTAAGATCAATTTCAGAATTTGCTGGATCCGACCATAGATAATTTTGATTTATTGGGAATAGTTTAGCCAATAATTCTTTGTGGTGAATCAACAGAGCAGGAGAGACATTATCAATGTCCATGAGATATGGAATTTGGTTGATACCGTTAGAAATTCCTAACCACTCAAAATAACCATCAATGAATTTTACATATAATTCATGGTTTTCTAAAACATGAACAGGTAATCTATCACGAACATAAAAAGGAAATCTTGGTGTATCAACATCTACCGCAGCAGTCGAGCCTAATAGACTCTGTTGTGCATTATAGAATGCAAGACCTAGATTATTTTCAAATTCATTGAATGGATTTTCTGTTGTTGTTATCATTAGTCAGTTACCGTCATTGTATTTGTTATTGTTCCTAGACTATATGAAGCCTGTCTAATTCCTCTGACTGATTTACTAAATGGTGTGGCATATATGGTTAGATCCATCGCTGCTGCATCACCTGCATCTCTCTTTGCATCCCATCCTGATAGATTTTGAATAGTAATATTTCCCGTTTGATAATTTACGGTTCCTATTCTAGAATTAATAATTTTCTTTGCACTATTTACATATCCACCAAAGCGAAGGAAACCATTTCCGTCATCATCAATGAAACCTAAGTTTTCGTCGTCGTTATCTAACAGGTCCACTAGAATTGCGAATTCATTAGAGAAGATACTGCCAGGTACAATTCTATTTGCGAAGGAGATGAAGAAGTTTCTTGGTAGTGGATCTGTAATGTCTTGATTATAGGCTGAATTTGAAAATGATGCAGATATGTTTACGTCAAAGTCCACCGATCTGATGTCATCATTTTCTGTTACCAACTCAGACACAATATTTGAATATGGAAACACTGCTTTAAATCCACAGTCAGGGTCGTACAATCGTATCTTACTTGTCACCTTGTCACGAATCCCTGTTCCATCTGAGTTGATTATCGAATCATATACGACAGTTCCTCTTGGAACATTAATATCGTAACAGGTTGGATTTTTAAATTCAGGCAAAACACCAACGACCATTTTCTCTTGTAGTTTAGCACCAAATTCCGACAACTCACTCGCACTAAAAGTAGCACCAGTTGCATCTTTAATTGCAGCAAGGAAAATTCTACCATACTGGGGTGGGTTGTTATCCTCTCCACCCCATGCGGTGGCATCAAATACTTCTGGGTTGTCTACCTTGAAAACAATCTCGGCATCATTTGCCGTGACTGCTCTATTCTGTGCCTGAAAGTATGACGGAGCATTCGTTCTAATGCTTTCTGCACTCTCACGCTCTGCTCCACCGAAGGAAGGAGTTTTCACAGTGATAGATGATATGATCGTAGTTCCAGTTTCACTAAACTTAGTCTCTCCATTGGCATTGTTAATACCATTTGGTGTAAGATATTCGACTCTAATATCAGAGTTTTCTGGTACGAGCAATCCATAAGTTCCGTCACCAAACGAGACTTCGTATGCTCCCGAGTAGATGGGATCAATAAAGAAGACTTTTGAGTTTGAATTCAACGCAGAAATTCTATCTGCTTTTTGATACTCTTCACCACCAACAAAAACTCTTAGTGTAGAAACGTCTGCATCTTCTGGAACAGTAACCTTCCCATTGAAAAAAGTAGTGTTGACTGTGAAGTTTCTAGATGCGTTTTGATATACTGTTATCTCACCTGTATTGTTACTGAGTTCTGTGTTGTCAATTGTAGTAAAGACATAACCAGTGTCTGCTCCATTGAAGGCAGTTCCTGCTGGTATGTTGTTCTCTGTAGAGGTAACAGTAAGAACGGCTCTAGAAGCAATTCTGGAACGAGGTGTATAACCTACTAATCTAGCAAGAGACATCAATGAATCTCTCTTCTGTGCCGAATCGATGAAACTTTCGTTTGCAAGGAAGTTCGTGTATGTTGAAAAGAAAGCAGTGTTATATGCTAGGATATCAAGCAACGTACTAAGAGCAGATCCACTGAAATCATAGTCAGTAAACTCCTCCTTTGTTCGTAGAAAGTCAATCAAAGAACTTCTTACTTGATCAAAATCTGTTTGACTAAGTTTTATAAATGAGTCTGCCATTATTTTACTCTCTCTATTACTATGTCTAAGGTGTCTTCTTCATCCAAGAAACTGTATTCTACATCAACAGATACTGTTTGTGTCACATCATTGTATGCCGTTTTAACGGATCGTAATGTTACTCTTGGTTCAAAGTCTGTGATGACTTCAGCAACATGTTGTCGCATTTCCGACAAATCACCATCACTAAAACTACCAAACAATCTGGATATTAAATTCGCACCCAACGACGGACGAAAAGGTCTTTCATAAAAATTAGTAAGTAATAGATTTTTCAAAGACTGTTTAATTGCGTTGTTGTCAAATTTCCGTGCGACATCATTCGACGCTGACTTTGCGAAGTTGAAATCTAAATCAGAATATCGATACCTATCTGTTACTTTTGCCATATCTTATGTATGCCTTATGTTACGAGTTATTTGGATCATAAGGTAAACTATCTCGGTTTAATCTAACCCTCATTGCTTGTGTATTATTTCCTGTGAACGTTCGTCGAATACCCGTAACCAAGTATCTACCCGATAAGGGATTGATCCTTTCCTGATTAGCACTATCTTCTGTTTTTGCAAGAGATTTCGACTTGGGTAGAATTAAGCGAACTAAATTACCAATAGTCAAGTTCATGTCATTCGGAACTGTGATCTCAACCTCTTGAGACTGAATAAGAGCAACTTGCGCCCTTCTATACATGGGCTGCTCTTTCGGTGTTGACCAATATCGATTCCAAGCATATGAACACAACTTAGCATATTCAACTGCTTTGTTCGTCTCTGGATTTATATTATTTGGTTCACCGTCAGCAACTGATCCTACGCAAGTTCCTCTACAATCAAGGAAGTTTTGCCAATCTTTCTTATGATATATTGGTCTGTTTGCATCGTATAGATTTAATGCCCTATTACCAACGTAAGAAGTTTCTATTCCCTTTTGTCTGAGCGTACCAGACAATTCTGCGATACCAGCCCGATTCCCAAATCCAGTGGTGTCGGAATTCTGTTCTTGAATTACAAAGTCGCCACCAGTTTGGTTCTGAAGATAGTCGTCATTAATAATTCCAAACTGCTTTAGGAATTCGATGTAAGAACTATCCAAGAAATTACCTTGATACCCTATGAATCTTTTTGGTAAGTTTGATATATTACCGTAGTTGTATGGAAGTCCTCTGGACCAAACCGCAGGGAATTTCACACTGATTGTACTTGTTTGTACATCAGCCAATCTCATAACATATACCGGTTCTCCGCCGCCGAAGCCGCCGTCGGGATCGTCGTCGGGCAAGCCGAAGGCGCCGCCGCCGCCGAAGCCGCCACCCTCGCCGGCGCCTGGGAAGCCAGGATCGAACCCTGTACTCGACTGACCACCGAGACCTCCGGCACCGCCACCGCCAAATCCACCGGTGCTGACTTCCTCTGCACGATATGTTAGTTTACTCACATATGGAACTGATATGGTTTCTTCACTTGTTGTTTGATGACCACACAGGAACGGAGTTGAGCAGATTGTCGCTTTGTCATACTTCGGATTTTGAATATAGTTAACATCAACTGAGAAAGTAGTGGTAATTTCATCACCTTCTTGAACTGGATCTGGATCTTCAAATGTAGAATTACGAATATCTCCTTCAGTAACGCTGCTTCTCACCAAATCGATGGTAAACGAAGCATACGACTCCCCGAAATATTTTCTAGGAGTATCTATAGAACCACTACCATACTGGTTGTAAACTATATCCCCTAGAGAATCTGTATTTAGATAAGGAGTGCCAAAATCAAAATTAAGCAAACCAGTTTCTGCTAGATTATTAGGTAAGAAGTCTTTGAGGAACATGTTTGATTCGTGTACTGCATATAACTGTGCCTCAGAACCACTAAAGTTGGCATCCAAATCTCTAAAGAATGAAATATAGTTTCGTCGGTTTGGTAGTCCAAATTTTGGATTAATCCAATACCCATTCCAAAATGTTGGATTGTCGATGTTTATTGGTTGTCCATAATCTCCTCTGATTATAGGAGACACATACTCTGGACCTAGATGCGTGCTAACCAATTCACATTCAGATGGAATGGCTTCCCACTTTTCACGAATTGAAACACAATCAACTTCGCTACCATCATATGGAAGAAGTGGTTCGGGCGTAGTGCATCTTGGATATGATAGACCTTGAATTGATTCATCTACTCTTGCCACATTATCAAACTCTATAACTGGTAGATCTAATAAAAACTCAGCGATTCTCCGTTCTTCCTCTTCTCCGAAATTAGGGTTGTTGAAGGACGTAGTGGGAATGTAGGGAAACCCTAATATTTGAGTCCTTCTGTCTCTATTCTTTGCCGTACATGTTTGAAAGGCATTCCCATCAAAATCATTTATATTAAAATCTAAGAAATCTGCGAAAGCCGACGTTTGAACTGGAGGAAGACCTGATACAGGCCCGACGTTATTGGCACCAAAAAGATATGCATTTATTACCGCATTTTCATATCCAACTTGATCAAAACCAATTATATCATACTGAGGTTCTTCAGTTGGTTCATCACGATTAGTCCTTACTTTATATGTAAATCCATCAATATATTGTTGTTGAAAATACTCATCACCAAAAATTCTTTTGAGTTCAGCCTCACCATCAGAAATTGTTTGTTCTCTATTTAAACAATAATCACAATAAGAACCACCATCACCTCGACCAATTTTGCCCTCGCCGGCTTCTAGAGTATTTAATCCTCCTTCAATGACTAGATTATGTTCCAAGTAAAGTCTCTGAAGACTGATGTTGTAATAGTCCCGTAAAGCCTTAATAATTGGTGTTTTGATTTTATCATAAACAGTTCTAAACTTATATCCCTCTAGAGTTGTTTGCCGTAAGAATTTTTGTTTAAAATATTCTGCACGGTTGTTTACTCTAAAACTCATCTCAGTTCCAACTCTATTCTGCTGATACCATCGATATGTTAAATCGTTTTCATCGTATGTTGCAGAAGAAAACCATGAATCATTACCTGCACTAGATTTAGTATATGCAGGTGGAACTTCCAAGAAACTAGGCTTACTGTAATCTGTATACTGATTATCTTTGTCTTGAAGCAATGGATATGCCTCTACTTTTGCCCATTTATCATAGTCTAAAAGATAATCATATCTTATACTTGATTCTTCTATTGTTTCATTTTCTATCAAAGTCTCACCGACACTATCTTGAAAACCATTCGGACCAATAACTCTGGTTGTTCCTAGTAGATTCTCTGGTAGAGACATGTAGTATGATGCAAACTCGTTTTCTGGATTTAGTTCGTAATAAACAACCTTAGAGGATAATGCTTGACTTGCAAGTAAATCCATCATGTCAACTTGTTTAATAACTTTCAAATCGATGACTCGAACAATTTCTGTTTCCGATGGCACTTGTATATTGGTAATATCATATTGATATGTGCGATCTACATCTTCAACATTTTCACCCCTATCTCTGAGATAACTATCAACCGACCTAAAGTGCCATCCACTAAGATCCTGCCATACAAAAAAGTTTGCTGCGTTTGGATTTTCTTTCGAGATTGCATTTTCGGCTAATTCATTAAGTATCTCAAATACTTTTCTCGGTCTACTATCCTTTCCTGCATCATCATTATGACCACTATAATACGAACCAAATCTCCAGTATTCATCAAGGATACCCGAACTGGTTCTGTTATCAAGATAAGCAGGAACGTAGTTAATCCAGTTAGTTGTGGCTTCGATGTCTGGATTTGGTATTTGATTTTCTACATCCTCACCTGAGACAAAACCTTTTTGTTGATCCGACTCGACGTATAGATGATCAAAAATTTTATTAACAAAACCGAAATCTTGATTTGTCGGCTCATTGTTGGATTCGGAATTGGCTGAGTCTGTAGAAATTGGACCAATGTGCTGGTCGCTCAAATGTCTTTCTAGTTTATGTGTATCAATCAACGCTTGGTATGAGGTAAAAGCAAAAACATAAGTGTTCATATTGCCACTATCAGCAACAGTGTTTGACACTTTATATGCCTTAAATCTAATCTCTGCTTGGAAGGAATCTGCATCACTATTCTCATTACTAGAGAAACTGTTGAATGTAATAGTGATCCACTCGGTTCCATTAATACTACCCAAGTCAGCATCCCACCCAGATCTTGTAGAGACTACAAGTGTTCCTGCTATTGAATTACGAAACATGTCCTCAGTAAAATCTAAAGCGATTACATCAACATCAATTGGAACATCGACACTATTGCCTTTTCCAATAATCCAACCATCGCTTGCAATACTAATTTTCTCTATACCACCTTCGTAAAATGACATCTATTCTCCGTGACTCATAAAAGGGACAAGTTATTTGCGTTTGCTGTTTTAATGTCCAGCACTCTACCTGCTGATGGCTTTTGTTTTAATATTTTAGCCGCTTCGTCGTATGCTTGAAATTTTAACTCTGGAGGGAACACTTTAAGTTTTCTCTTCGCATCAATACCAGTTTCGATATCGAATATTTTAGTTCTTGAATATGGACTTACATCTTGATTATTTGGATTTAGAATATACCGATATATCAATGTTGTAGTTAAGTTACTTGTTGACGATGTATCTGATGGATCATTGATTCTCTCTAGGGGAGTGTCAATGTTAGATCTCCAAGTGAAAGGACTTAGAATTCTGCCACTGGATGTTCTAAAGGTATCTATTCTAGAATATGGAGTTTCAGCAAGACCAACCTGCTGAACTCTTCCTATCTCACCCCGATCATTTAGTCTACCAAAAAATTCTCCTTTAGTGAGCCGGCGACCAATTGAATTTTTTATATCAAGATCAATACTAAAAAGTTCACGACGAACGGCAGAAACTCTAGAGGTAAATTGATCTGGATCTATATTACCACCAGCATCACACCTAGCAACTATATCACCAACAGCGAAAGGATATAATTCATTTTCCGTTTGTCCTGTTGGAAGAAAACTAATCGAATCGAAGTTGATAGCAAGTGTAGTATTATTGATATCCAAACCATCTCTAGGCCAATCTCTAAACGGATCGGTCATGTCATTGAAAACCATCAAGAGCCAATAGAACTCTGAATCTCCATACACCTTACTGGAAACAATATCAGGTGTCTCTCCAGTTTTTACTTCATATGATCTGTAATTTTTGACCGCTCCAAACTTATCAATAAATCTAAAACGACGTAAAATATCTAAGACCTCTTTTACATCTCTCGTCCCGCCTATGTTGTTGGGATAGTTTACAAACGTGGTTGTAGGAAATAAACTACTGAACATTATTATCACCATCCCTTTCAAATTTACCATTAATCTTTTCACTCGTCATGACACGAATGTCTTGGAAAGTTAAAGTTAGATCTATTGCTTGGAAGTAGTCACCTTTAGTTAACACTGTTCTACCACCCCCTGCAAAATTAGTTTCAACCGACGTACAGACGGCCGCGGGGATAGGAGGAAATCCATTACCAGCCATTCCATTTTGTGGTTGTGGATGGATTCCAATTGCAAACTGGTATGGAAACTGGAAAAATGTTGCTACATTTCCGTTACCGATCCCGGCCAACGTGGTGTCTGGATATGCAATTCTTCTAAATTCTCTAACTATATTTACTATCGTTTGTGCCTCAGATTCACTTTTTGCAAAGAGATTGAATGTAAAAGTATGAGATCTTAGATTTGGATTTTTAAATAACAACTCTTCTTTTGGATTAATAGATTTACCTGATAGTAACTGAGCGGACTGCTGAAAACCATCAGGAACAAATCGTGCTAAGGCTGCTCCAATCGCTGCCTCTACTGAATCACCAATGTCTCCATTCACAAGACTTGCGAGTGCCTGTGTTTTTAGCAGACTGGTTGACTCGTAGTTAAAACTATCTGAACTAGTCAATTGTGGTGACATGGCTATGCGAAACGTTTGTTCGGTTTCTGGATCCGCACTACCACGCTCCACACGTTTTATTGCAGTTTCATAGGGACGGGCCTTGAAGAATACATAAGGTATGTTTTCATTATCTACGTTAGGTGGATATGATAAATTGTATGATGGCATCTTCTAATCCTTAGTAAAATTATGGCATATAAAACAAAATATTCACCACAAAATCCTCAAAAGTATATAGGTAACCCAAACAACATAATCTGTCGTTCTTTGTGGGAACGTAGAGTTTGTAGGTTCCTAGACGAGAACACCAAAATCATTCGATGGGGTTCTGAAGAACTATTCGTTCCATACTACTCTCCTGTAGATAGGAAAAATCACAAGTATTATCCAGACTTTATCCTTGAAAAAGCAGATGAAAATGGAGAAGTGAAAACTCTTGTAGTAGAAGTCAAACCAGAAAAGCAAACGAAACCACCAAAGCAGCCTAAAAAGAAGACTAGAAACTACCTCCGTGAGTGTATGACCTACGAAACAAACATGGCAAAATGGAAAGCAGCAAAAGAATACTGTGAAAAAAAAGGTTGGGAGTTTATCGTGATCACAGAACTGGATATTTTCTCCAAATAGGGCATATATACTACGGAGAAAACCAATGACCTCACGATCATTTAGTACACTACAGTCAAAAAGTAAGAATAATCTATCTTATAAGCACACATTTGATGTGAGTATAACCTCACCTCTAGCCGAAGACTTTGTAGGTCCAGACTCGATTACAACATTCAATGGTGATTTTCATGTTCTAAGTTGTACCACACCAGGCCGTCAGGTAGGAACAGAACAAAAAACGATATGGGGCCCTGTGTATAACGTTCCAACAGAGCGTGTCTATAGTGGTGATTTTGAGATGACCTGCCTATACAGTCAACCACTACACCAATACATCACGAACTGGATGAATACAATAAAAAATGCTCCCGATGATAAAGTAAACTACTATAATGAGATTATAGGTGGTCTCGTTATAACTTATTACAGTGGCGACCGCTGGGATAATATGTCTCGGACTATATACAACCTATATGACTGCTTCCCAGTAACGATGAACGGAATCGAACTAAACGCCGCATCACAAAATGAATACCAAACGATGTCTATCTCTTGGTCATTCAGACAGTTTGAACTACAAGTGGGAAGTCGTGGAGAGGCGATGACCGACGCAGCATCAGGATTACCTCAGTCTAGAATCTAAGTTAATTTATTGGAGTTTATGAAAAATGAAATTAGTTGAAATGTTAAAATCTGAACTACCCGAGTATTCAACGAAGTTATCTTCGATCGATAATACTCTGTGCTTCAGACCTTTCTTAGTGAAAGAAGAGAAGACCTTACTCCTCATCTCAGAGGAAGGTGAATTTGTTGATATTATACGAACAATCAAAAACGTTTTAGACAGTTGCTATAGAGACCTTGATATTTCATCTATCCCCCTAGCAGAGGCAGAATATTTGTTTCTTAAGTTAAGAGAAAAGTCGATTGGTGATGAATTAGATTTGGTCTACAGAGAAATAAACAAAGCACCAACAACCGTAAAGGTTGATTTGAAAGAAGTGAAACCCCCAGCAAAGGCAAAAAGAAGAAGTTCTAAAGTAGCCATAACGCAAAATATTAACATCACAATGCGTGATCTTACGATGAGTGATATCATCAAGCATGAGATAAATGTGTATGATCCAACACAAGAAGTAATCATTAAAAGTCTAGCATGTATGATAGACACTATAACGATGCAAGAAGAATCACTCAGCGGAAATGATATATCACTGAAAGAAAAAATTGAGTTCATTGAAAACATGACCGAAGACCAGTTCACAAAATTAATCAAGTTTGCAGAAAAGGCACCTGTTCTTTCATACACATTCAAGCAGAATATTTCAGAGGACGAAGAGAAAGAATTTACCCTGACAGGACTCAACGATTTTTTTGGATTAGTGTCTCCCACCTGAATTTGGAGACGTACATGAAATTGACATTTCAATTAATGCACCATTATAAGTATTCATATCAGGACATCATGAACTGGATTCCGTGGGAGAGAGACATTTACATTGCACAGTTGCAAAGATGGCTACAGGAAGAAAAAGAAGCATCAAACAAAAGGTAGTTAAATGGCCGATCCACAAAAAACAGAAGAACTAACCCAAAAGAACGCCAAGCGTCTCGATAAATTTTTAAAGAATTTAGAACGAGATAGAAGTGGTAAAAAAGGTGTTGGTGGATCGTTTGATCGCAAGTCTATTAACAATATGAGAGCGATGACTCGTAAGTCTTCTGCTGACTTCATACCAGATGACCGAAGCACACTGGGCGCTCTTGGTGGAGCAGTTCGTGGTGGTGTATCCGATCTTAAAGAAAGAGCGGTTTCGATTACTCCCGGTGGTGGTCTACTTAGATCAGCAGTTAGATTTAAAAGACAAAAGGGTCTTGTTAAGAAAGCAAAAAAGGATCAACTAGAGTTAAGAAAGTCTATTAAAAAAATGTTCGATGCGGCGAAAGCCAAGAACGAGAGTGGTGGTGAAGCACTCGAAGCAATTTTTGCTAAAGCAGTAAAGGGATCTGACGACCCTGGCGCCTTCATTGATATTCTTATTCAACTAGGAGCGACCACTGAGGATGAAATGGAGTCCCTCTTAGAAACATATGGATCTGGTGATTTTGACGAAAACGCACTAACTCTTGCATTATCAGAGAGAGCAGAGCAGGCTGGTCTTACAGTAACGGGTGGTTCGTTTGGTCTTGGACTAAAGAAAAGTGGAATGGGAATGGCAGCACCTCGTGGTGGTGCTGATATATCTCCATCTAGTCCATACACAGGTGGTCCAATCACAGGAAAACCAAGTGGTGATGGGATAACAAAGGAACTAGTAAGACAAACCGTAATTTTAAGAAATATAGAGAAGTTACTCACCCCAGACAAACTACAATCAAGAGAAGACAAACTAGAAGCAAGTAGAAGAAAAAAGGCAAGCGGTGATGCAACAAGAGCAGCATCTATGCAATCAGGTAAGGGAACAGATGAAGAAGGTGGTGGGGGTTTATTAGGAAGTCTTATTGAGGGACTTGCAACTGCGGCTGGTTTAGGATTCTTAGGAAGAGGAAAAAAACCCCCCGTCCCATTCGGACCCCAACCCAAACCTAAAGGTAAATTAGGAAAACTTCTGGGTTTTGGTAAAAAAGTTGGGGGCGGCGCACTAAAGATCGGCGGAACGCTCCTCACTGGCCTTGGTCTTGGTAAATTAGGAGGTCTTGCCGCTGGAGCGGCCGGTGGAGCAAGTGCATTAGCACTACCAGCGGCCGCAGTTGCCGGCGCCGCAGTCGCAGGTGGTGCTGCTGGGTATGGTTTAAACAAACTAGGCAGTGCGGTCTTTGGTGAAGATAAGTTCAACGACGCTCTTATTAATATGTTTAGTGCTACACCCATAGGTTTTCTTGGACGAATGACGGGTATGCTCGCAACATCAAAGGAAGCAGAGGCCGGAGTAGCAGCGGACACTGACTTCAACGCCGAGAGTCAAAGGCTTTCGGCTGATAAATCAAACTCAATGATGCTTGCTAAAAAAGCAATGAGGATTGCTAGACCGTTCTTGGTTCGTGGTGAGATAGATAAAGCGATACAAGCAGTTAGTCTCGATCCTGAATTTATATCTGCTGATAAAGATGGTCTTCTATCTGCAATGCAATCATTAAATGCTCAAAGTAAATCCGCAGGATTGAAGAGTATAAGTGACTCAGACTTGCAACAATTTACAAGAGAAACTTCTGCTTTAACACCCACTACAATATCTCCAATAAGCACTGCAACATCTACTATCGCTAGTGCAGAACAAGGGAGAGCAAGTTCTGGTGGAGGTGGAAATAACACATCCGTTGTTGCACCCACTGTGAACTCTGGCAATTCAACCACAACGAATACCACGATAAATGGTGTCGGTGTAGGTAACAATGAACCATCAGCCGCGATGGCAAATGCTCTAGCAAAATACGGTGGATTCTCTTCACCTAGATTTGCATAATAGAAAAGGGGAGTGACCGAAGCCACTCCCCTGATCATCCCTCTCCTGTTTTTCACTCGTCATCTGCTGCGAGTTTGTTGAAGAAGGACAAGGCGTCCTCTTCAGTCTCAGCAGTGGGAGCGGCTGCGGGAGCAGTAGTGACTTCAGGCTCACTAGTCTCTGCGGTCTCAGTAACAGCATCATCCCGAGTGGAACGAACATCGTTGCCAAGAACGTCATTGAGACGCGCCTTGAGATCCTCATACGACTTGAACTCACTGGGAGCGATGATCTCTGCGAGAGAGTGTTCAGACTTCCAGAGATCCTCAAGACGAGAATCATCACCATCAAACAGTGCAGACTGTGCCTCGAACTCACTCTTATCGTAGTTGATGTAACCAGCAACCTTACGAACCTTGAGTTTGAAGTTGGCACCCTTCCAGAAGTCAAAGGGATCGACTGGAGTTTCGTCTGCAAATTCAGGCTTCATAGATTCCTGAATCTTGTCAAAGATCTTCTTACCATACTTGTAGAGGAAGACCTTACCCTCATTCTGTGGGTTGCTGGGATCGCTCACCACGAGAATGTTACTGATGTAGGAGAGACGACGCTTACGCTGTCGAGCAATATCCTTATCAGATTCGAGTCCGCTGTTCCAAAGATCGTTGTTTACCTCACAGAGTGGACACTTGCCACCGATAGTGGTAGGACAGTTCTCAATGAACCAGCCACCCTTACCCTGAAATCCGTGAGTGTAAAGACGAGCGAACGGGAGTTCCTCATCGCCAGGAGCGGGGAGGAATCGAATAACGGCATAACCATTACTCGACTTGTCTAGTTCGGGACGCCAGTAGCGGTCATCCTTGTAAGACTTCTTGTCGTTCATCTTTTCCATCTTGTCTGAGAGAGCAGATACGTCTCCGCTTCTCTTCTTCATGTCTGAAAAGCCCATATGCTTTTCCTTTCTCTAGGGATCTACCCTAGCCTGAGTTACGCAAGGAACTACCTTGCACGAATGTTAGATTTATTATACCACCCAAAAGTCATTTGTCAACTAAATTGGGAGTTTTGCTGAGGTTAGTTGAGGTAGGATATTGAGATCTCTACCTTCAATTTCTAACTTCTCAATGATAGGCTTTGTGAGAGTCTTCGCAACGAAAACGGGATCAATATCGTATTGTTCGCAAATACTCAACACAGCCTCAACGTAGGTTCCACCATTTTCCTTCACATAAGTTTCAATCTCATGTGGGAAGTTTATATCTTCAATCATTACGAATCCTTTTGGGTGTTGGTTACTATTATATATATTAAAGATCAGAATATCAAACGGAGTAGATCATGCCCGATAATATCATCATCGCTAGCGGACCTTCAGGAGCCACATATAATATGGCTACTGACTTTGGATTTGGTGCTACCGCAGACGCACACGTTCAAATCATCAAACCCGTTTTTGGCGACAACACCTCATCAACTCGCGTATCAAATACCAATCCTATGCCTGTTCAGTTGTTCTCCGCTTATTCAGGAGGATCAACTGCATCTATTATAGACAATGGTGAACTGAAAGTCAAGGGTACTTTAGACATTGGAAACTCCTTACAGATTTACGGAAGCACCGCATCATTCCTTAAGGTAATCGTTGCTGGTGGTGTAACTGGAACCGTAGGTGGAACTGGTTCTATTGGTTCTTCTGCAAACCCAGCCGTTTATTCTGCCGTTGGTATTACTGGATCTATTCAGGGAATCTCTGGTGGTTATGCAGTAACCGTTAAGGGAACTGATCTCGATATTCGTAGTTTAGCAGGCGGAACTCTAGGATTTACTGGAACAGATTCTGGTAGAGATAATGTTGCCGTTCAGGGTATGTCGGGTGGACTTGCCGTTCCAATCTCAGGATCATCGTTTGATATTCGATCTCTTGAATCTTCCCGTGATACCGTATCAGTAGTAGGCACAATTGGATCGAACTTGGGTGTTACTGGTACGGTAACAGCCGTCGCAACAGATCTAGACATCCGCGATCTCGCAGCAGGAACGGACTCTGTAGCAGTCTACAACTCATCTGGAGGTACGACCCTCCCAGTCGATCTCTACGCAGCAGGAACCCGTCTAGGGGTCTCTGGGGACGCTCTGAATGTGAACTTCACAAACACTAGTGGAATTACGTTCTCAGTCAACGTGGCAAGCAACATCGGTGTGTCTAACACATCAGGAACCACAATGGCAGTTGAAGGTAAGGTCAATATGGTCCCAGTGAAAGTCAATGGAGAAGGGGCAGGAGATTCGGTTATCGTTTCTGCCAGTGATCTTGACATTCGCAACCTAACTTCCACAGATGAAGTTACCGTGGTGGGAACTGTGGCAACTAACACACTAAACACCGCAACGTCAGTGACTAACGTGGATAGTAAGATTGCCACTCTAAACTCCACTGTAACTACGGTTAGTGGAAAGGTTGATACCGCAAACACATCTCTAAGTTCAGTTGCAGATTCTGTAACCACAGTCGGAACAGAGAAGTTTGTAAAGACAAGTGTAAACCAAGTTGTCCCACCTTCAACCATGTTCGTGGAAACCATATCAGTCACTGGTAATGGAAAACCACTTAAGTCTAGAACATTACAAAACGGTGTAACAATCAAGGCATCACAGAATAATGTAGGACAGGTATTCGTAGGAACAACGAGCCTACAGAATTCGTCAACTAATGGATATCCACTAGAGCCAGGTGAAGAAATCTTCATCAGTATATCAGACTCGTCTCAGATTTATCTAAGAACGGCTACTTCTAGAGCATCAACAGTTCATGCAATAGGATCGTGAAATGATTAAAAGATCTAGATCGAAACAAAAATCAAGAACTTCAAATAAAGAAGTTGCTTTGATTCGTGAGAATACTGCTACCCTATATGGATTGTACTTTGCTACATCCAATACGGACTTTCTTCTCAACGAAAAGAAGACTAGATTTTCTGTTAGACCTGATGTCGTTGTAAAGGAGGATCGACAAACTGCAATCTTTGATTATTCATCAATCAAAGGTTCTGAGCAGGCTTCGATCTTCGATGGATTCTTTCGTGGTTTGCAAGAAGGCACTACATGTGCCGCTGGTGTTACTGGGTGTTCTGGAGCGACTTGTTGTGGATCAACACTTGGCTTGGCTGGTGCAGTTACAACCACATGTAATTTCATTAACGATGTAACAGGAATCCCAAAGACTGACTTTGCTGATACCTATACACTATCTAAGGTTGATGTAACAAGTAAAACCATAGTTGCAATTAAAGAAACACCAATCACCACGACAACTGCCGTTCAGTTCAATGGTGATTACTTTATCGATCTACCACAGTGGACCAAAACTCAAAAGAACGAAACCTCCACACCAGTTAAAAGAATCATAAACCTTCTATCTTCTCAGTCACTAGAACACCTCGGAATTAGGCGTGGTAGTGTTTTAGAATTCAAAAAAACAAAGAATAACAACAAGAAATTTACCGTTGTCAACATGTACAACGAAAACGGATTTGAGATACTTGAGGTCGATGAGGAAGTTGTAAAAGAAGATCTAACCGACACGCAAATTATTGTATCTATTTACAAGTCAGAAGATACACAAGACAATCCCATAGAAAGACAGCCAGCCGCTGCTGTTGTTTATACAACATCTGGAGGAACAGACTGCGAGCCGCCCATCTACGGACCTATGCCAACGCCGCAAGGCGGTGCTGAATTCAGAAAGTGGTTAGATAGAGACATGAATTGTTGTAAGTGTCTTGTCTATGCAGAGGGTGAGTGCAATAACGATCAATGCCAAAAATGCACTGCATGGGCTATATGGAATCGAAGAAGAGATAGAGTTCCAGGCGGTGCAGTCCCAGCATATAACGGAAGAGAAGAAGACAGTTATTGCGACCAAGCAAGAATGCGTGGTAGATTTGAAGGTGGATGGGGAAATGCAAAATTCAATTCATGTTTCTGTGGAAACACAACAAATCCACTATCAAGAGAATGCGAACGAAAAGCAGACTTGATCTGTAGACAGATTGGTCACTCTAACTATCGTGGACTCCCAGATCCAACAGGAGGAGCAAACTACTTCTGGACAGATGGACAGGTTCCTGATTACATGGACTGTAATGTTCAAGCAGGAATATGTAAAAAGGTTACAGGGGTTTGCGCCGACTGTGGAAATGCTTTCTACATCTGTAAAGGCGTTCCTCAACCTTGTGACGTTCTCGGAAAGAAACCAAGAACCGACAGCGACACCGAGACTGATGACACTCCAATTATACCCGCCTAATCACTCTTCGTCGTTTAGTTCATTCGCCTGATCAACCATTTCCTTGATACCACGCGGCGTGGGTTCTTGTGTTGGGATTTCCCTAGCACGGAATTTGATTGGTCCCTCTTCAAACTTTTCAGTCTGCTGCGAGTTTTCTAGTTTCATCTGGCTTTGGATTTCGTGCATCTTGTCTAGCCACTCTTGGAAACCAGCACCATAGTTCATAAGAATTTCCTCGTCCTTTTCAATAGGACGAAGTGAAACGAGGGAGGTTAGTCCTTCCTGATAATCATGGACTAGACCAGCGTTTGGTTCTACGGAGTGGTTGGTGTATTGACAATAACCGAATGGAATCGCAAAGTTGATTCCCTCTTTCTTACACTTATCACAACTGCAATTGATACCGTAAGAGTAATGATACAACGCAGGATCTCTGTTTTCATCCTTAGCACGTTGGGTTGTTCGGATGAACATCGTCTCCTCGATCACCTCTCCCTTTTCGATATTGTCTGTAGCAAACAAACCATATCGATGGAGTTCAGAGGGACGCACAGAAACTTTTGTTGCAATCTTTAGTTCTTCTTTCATGATGAATATCCTTTAAAGTATATATTACCGTGCCCGCGCCCACTCACGATCCAGACGACGAACATTCTCCTTACCCTTTGCGATAAAGAGTTCACTGTCGCACTTGTGACTGTAGATCACGCGGGCGATCGTGGGGGTAGAATTTTTATCAGCACAATCGACACAATATTCTGTGTCGGGCAGTGCTTCGAGCCGAGCGGGAGAAATTTCATTGTTACAATCAAGACAGTTCATATTATTCGTTAGGGTAGGGGCCGTGGTCGGCCCCAGTCCTGATACCTTCCAGATAAATTAGTGAAGTAGTTTGGGTTGCGGCGAAACCGCTTCAGATATAACCTACGACGGCGAGAAAGCAGGAGTCGTTTTAACATGTGTGGTGTCTCTATTGTAAGGGGACACCATATATATCACTTCTCTTCTTCAAATCTTCCACGGAGAATTCGAGTATCCATACGTTCTCGATACTGCTTCGGGTTCTCCCAGAGGCGAACATTGCCCATGAGATCCACCTTGCACTTCCAGATCATACCACACATTGCGAAGAAAGCAAGCGACATTCCGTATTCAATCGGGACAAATCCAGCGACCATTACAATACCAAGAAAGACATTGGTCACGGTCATAATCAAAAGCATAGTCATTGCGTACTGTTGTTCAAACATTGTCATTGATCCTATCTAAAAGAAGGTTCCACTTCATCAGTGCCGTTTCATGTTCGGCAATCTTACCCTGAACAATCTCAAGGAGTCGAGGACTGTCGTAATCATACGCACCACCAAGACCACTCATACCATCATTCTTAACGAAAACAATATCACGATCGGGGTGAGTATGAATCTGGTATGGTCCAGCAAAATCATGAACTTCGCCTTTCATGGTCCAACCTTCCTTACCTTGTTGTCCTTGCGAGAGAGCATCCACATCACGCCGTCGTTGTCTTCCCAGACCCAGTAAACGGGCTGACTCGGATCTTCGATACGAAGCAACCACAACTCGGCGGTTGCATTCTGAATTTCTCGGTTATCTTCGAGTTCCTTCTTGGTATCATCCCAACGAAAGAAGAAGGTCATTGAAATCAAAAGAGAAATGATTGCAATACAAACCAGAAGTTCTAGTGTACTAAATGCTCTCATCGGTATCCTTGCCTCCACTCG